ATGCGTTGTTTAAAGCGTTGGCTTACATGGGAGAGAGAAACAAACTAGGAAATGCTTTTGCCAAGTCTGGTTTAAATCAAAGCAACAAGTTTCTTTACGAAGCCATGGAACAAGCAGGGCTTGTCAGGCCGTCCACAGGTCAGCTTGGCATTTCTAAGTTTGGGTTTCTCGATGGGAGTGCTATCAACATTGTTAAAGATACGATGCCAATGTATGACCGTATTCCAGAAGCTCTTCGGTTCCTTGATCGTGTACCTATCTTTGGTAACTTTACATCGTTTGCCTCTGAGAACTTTAGAAACGGATACAACATCCTTGATAGGGGACTGAAAGAACTTTCTTTTGAAATATCTCCGGCGCAAAGACAGTCCATTGTCACGGATCAAATGGGCAACGGTTTGACGAGGGAACAAGCTCTTGCATCAATTGACATCTTTGAAAAACAAATTAGAGGCATCGGGGCACAACGGCTAACGAACAGTCTCGCTGTTGCTATTGCGGCACCGAAGGGACTAACCAAGTTTTCTCAAAAACTCACGGGAACCACAGACGCAGAAATGGCGGCAATTGAAGCAAGCGTACCAGACTTTGCCAAGGGTGGTAATTTTATTGTTCTTGAGAACGATAACAAAGGTAACATAGAAGTTGTTAACCAGTCTTACCACAACCCTTACGGATACATTACAGAAGCAATCAGATCAGGAGTGCAAGCGTACAACGAATCTGGAAGATTGGGCAAAAGCGAAGCCAAGCAACTTATGGATGGAGCCATGGCTGCTGGTTTTGAAAAGTTTGCGGACCCGTTTGGTTCAGAGACAATCATCTACGACAGACTTAGAACCGTGCTCCCTGACTATCTAGCTGTTGGTCGTAACGGTGTCACGTCTACTGGATCAAAGGTGTACCGAGAAAGCGATACAAGAGGAGAAGCGTTTGTAAAAGGAACGTATCATGTGTTAGAGGGTCTCGCTCCTCGATACTGGTTGGAGATAGCAGAAGAGAGAAACGGAAGACCAAGACCAGGGAAACTACTAAGGTCTCTTACTGGCACACCCGCAGCGGTAACTGGGCAAGAAACTGATTTCAATGCAGAATTTGCTCGTTTGGTTACAGGGTTCACACCGATGAAAGTAAGTGGTGTTCAAAGCTTGGGGTATAACGCCGAAGAATATCAACAGCTTCGTAACGACTCAAGAGCCGCCATGGGATCAGTTCTTAGAGCACCTGACTATACCGCCGCAGAAAAGTTGCAGGCATACAAAGACTATGTAGAGGATCAACAGCGGTTCCAAAATTTAATTTACAACTCAATAAAAGTTGCGGAAGAATTAGGAACGCCTGCGGATGATATAGCCAATGCTCTCCGTGGATCAGGAATGGGTAAGTCCGAAATTGGATCTATTATGGACGGTAAGTTATATATCACTCCTGTATCAACAGATTTTCAAAGGGATCTTGCTAGGTACAACGATCTTAGAAAGATTACTCCAATGGAAGAAATTCCATATACAGACATCAATGAATACAGAAAAGGTTTTGGAGACTTTGTTTTAGACGCTGCTAAATTATTACCAGAATCAAGAGTCAATCCAAACCAAAGATATCAAAAGATAGACCTAGATGCGTTGAAATCTGTTGCCCCACAAAACATACAAGCTCCTGTTCCTACAACACCAACGATAGATCTGAATCAACTTCGAGGTATAGCACCCACTTCATCTGGGCCTGTACCGCAAAGAAAAGTAGATCCTACTCTCTTGGGTACAGATCCTGCTACTCAGGCTTTGGCTGAATCGTTGAATAGAACCTAGCCGACTTCGCCCCAGTTATCACCTAGCTCGTCGTCTACCTTAGAGGGGACTTTCAAGACATCCGACAACCCGTTTTCCATTATGTCCTTGATGCGTCGCGCTTGATCGTCGCCCTCTACTGAAAAGCATAACTCATCGTGAACAGTAAGCAAGGGAATTAAACCTTCTGCATAGCAATCCGCCATAGCTTTCTTTGTTTGATCCGCAGCTGACCCTTGGATTAACTTGTTTAACGCCTTGTAAGTAAACGCTCTTTTTAGATTGTTGATGTTTCCATATTCTTTCAACGCATCTTCATATGGTAATGGCTTATTGTAACCAAAGGTTCGAGGTTCCCAAAGATGGAAGCGACATTTACGACCTAGCAACGTGCGTATCTGCCCTTGCTTCTCGGCTCTTTTACTAGCAACGTTGGCAAGTTGTTTCACAAAAGGCACGTTTTCTCTATGCTTCTCAATAAGATCTTTGGCTTCCTGATTTGATATGTCTAGCTGTGCCGCTAGTTTACCCACACCCATACCATACATGATGCCCAGGTTAACTGTCTTTGCCTCTTTTCGTTTGATCCCTGCAAGGTCTGCAACCATCTGGTGCAGGTCAACGTCCCCCTTTTGATACTCCTCTACGATTGTATTAACGACTGGGTGCCGCATGTCGCTAGGCATACTGGCTGCAAAGTGAACCAATAACCTCGGCTCTTGGCTCGAATAGTCAAACGATCCCCACTTGTGTCCCTCTTCTGGCACAAACAATCCACGGATCATAGACTTGATGTCAGGGTCTCGTGCCGGAATCTGCTGAAGGTTTGGGTTAGATGATGAGAATCTCCCTGTTACGGTGCCCCCATCATCAGATCTAAGCTGATGAAATTCAGTGTGTATCCTACCGTTCTTCTCGTGCCTAAGTATGGAGTCGATAAACGTACTGTCAGCTTTGTCAAACTCTCTCAGTTTTACAATCATTTGGCACACTTCGTGTGGGTGCATGTTTAAATATTGTTTGGTGAAGGAAGGAGCACCCGCTTCTGTCGTCGGGTACTCCAAGTTTAGGGCTTCAAAGACTTTGAGTACAGACGCTCCTGCCCATGGTTCTATCTCCACGCCTGTCTTTCGCTTGATTTCTGCTTTTAGTTCTTTGACCTTGGCCTTTAATCCCTGACGAACTATGTCAGCTTTGTCCAGATCAACACGAACCCCCCGTGCCCTCATCTCAAGCATAAGCGGAATCAAACTTGTTTCAAGATCAAAAATGTGTGTCAGTTCCTGAGATGTAATCTCTGTCTTTAGTCTCTCCCACAACTTTAACGTCATAACTGCATCTTGTTCAGCATACGCTCCAACGTATTTCGGTGGTAGCTTCCACATGTCTGCCTTGGGATCAATGCCCCAATCTTTTGCCGCAGCTCGAAGCATCCGCTCATCCTTGCGCATGTCGATGTAATCACGTCCTAGATTGTTTAGGCTGTAAGACCACCTGTTCTCGTCCACCAGTGGCGCAGCGATCATTGTGTCGATTATCTTACCCTGAACCTCTACCCCCTCTGCACGGAGCCATCCTGCGTCGTATGTGGCATTGTGCATGATTTTGTCGGTGTTTGGTGTAGCCATCTGTTTCTTGAACCATTTCATCGTCATCTTGGCATCAAGATTGTGTCCATTCTGGTGCCGAATAGGAAAGTATCCTTTATATTCTCCTGCTGCTACGGCAATCCCAACGATGTTTCCATCGTTCCGTGCCCAACCAGGGCCTAGCTTCTGTATGTTTGGATCTCTGGTTTCCAAGTCTACAGCCACGGTCTTGTACTGTGTCAGGTCTGGAAACTCTGATGGGATGTTCCAATCTGGATCTAATGACTCACCCAGTTCCATTCTAGCTACAAGATCAACCGTCTTCTTATCCTTACGATCTCTCGCCATCTTACTTCTCCCGATCAGAGAACTCTGCACCGAGTGCGCTATATCCGCACTTGTCGATCCAACTGTCTTCGTTTGTTAATTCGTTAAGGAGACGAGCGGTTTTTAACCAGTCCATCATCAAAGCCACATGCTGTGGTGTGATGTATCCATCAGACTCTCTGATTATTACGTTCCAACCAACTGCTATCCGGCTGAAGTTATCGTATGCGTCTCCGTAATCCTTGGCTCTTTGACCGTTTATATATTCTTCTGCTTTCTCAAGAACTTTGTCTCTTTTCATAGTTTGTATTTATACCTGTGATCTGTGTCCACTAGGAACAGCCTGTTTTTGGTTCTCGTCAGGCCAACG